AGAGCATTAGAAACAAATTCAGCCGATGGCGCAAAAACAAAAGCATTCAATACTATATCAAAGTATTATTCTTATATATTAGAACAACAAAGCGCACCTAAGATTAAAAAGAAATATAAAGAAGAAGATGATTTGTTGAATACTGAAATCAATCTTAAAAAGATTATTAAATATTTTAAACAACTTGGAGAATAATGGTATTTTGGGAAAGTATAGATTATAATAAAGCAAGGAAAGTGTTGGTGATACCTAATATCACCAACTCTTCCAATATTGAAAAGGATTCTTTTGTGGATGTTATATACAATCATATAAAATCATTGGAATCGCATGGAGAATTCTTTTGGAATATCATATTACCACAACCCGTTAAGAAATTAAATCTAATAAATGTAAAGCAACACATACTTCAATTTTCAGGCGATATGATTAAAATGAGAACATATCCACCCGATATGAATCGTTTGTTGGAAACATTAGAATATGATGTAATATATTCTCATTTGCCAGATTGGCCGCAAGTTGGTAGATATAAGAACGATTTCAAAACCAATGTAATTGGATATTGTCATTGGTGGGAAATGAAATCTTGCAATGCGGAAGATAGAAAAAACAAATGGAGATGGATGCCGATTGAACTATTGGGGGTATCTCAAATGGAAACTTGCTTCTTAAATACACAAGAACAAAAAGATAGAGTTTTAGAAGAAGCAAAATTGTGGTTCAATGATTTGTTTATTCAAAAATTAAGTAGTATATTAGTAGTATGGAATTTGGGAATAGATGCTACGAAAATCATTGAATCGCCTAAACAAAAAGAAAAGGTCATTGTATTCAATCATAGAGCAGCTGCATATAAAGGATATCCATCGTTTATTAAATTGATGGAAGAGTATAGAGGACGTAGACAAGATTTCAAAGTTTGGGTGCCTCAATTGGATGGTAAGCCTGAATTTGGATGGATGGATAATACCAAAGTAGCTAAGCATGATTATTATAAAAAATTACAATCATGTTCGGTTGGAATTCAAATGAGACAGACTAATTATGGTTGGAGTGTAGCAGCTACCGATTGTATGATGAATGGTACTCCTATGATATTTCAGGAATCAGATTGTTATAAAGAAATAGAGCCGGATGGACTATTTTTTAAATTTAAAAAGGATTTGTTTAATATGTTAGATAAAATATTAGATGATGAAAATCATAGATTAGAATTATCCAATAAAGCAATTGAGAGAGCAAAGAAGCTATCTGAAAACGATAGTAGGATGATTAAAATATTAAACGAAAAACTAAGAGGATAATGTATCAAAATATTTATTACGAAAGGCAAAAGAATTTAATTCATCTATGGGATGATAAAAGTGGATATCAAACATTCCCATATCGAAAGTATGCGTACAAACGAGATACGCATGGTGAGTATCTTTCTATGTATGGTGATAAACTAAGCAAAGTTGGTAAGTGGGAAAAGGAAGATGCCGAAGATTTATTTGAATCAGATGTTCCCGAAACAACGAGAGTTTTGGTAGATATATACGAAAATGATTTACCATCGAAAGGACATAGAGTTCTCACATTTGATATTGAGGTAGAAATGATATCAGGTCTACCAAACACAAAAGATGCAAAGAATGAAATTACGGCAATTGCTGCACACGATGGAGCAACAAAGCTGTATGATGTATTTGTATTAGATAAAGAACGTAAGGTTAAGAATAAAGCCAAAAACTTTAATAAAGATGGTAGAGAGGTTACTCTTCACATATTCGATAACGAAAGAAATTTATTACAGGCATTCCTTAATTATTACGAAGAAGTAAACCCAACAATTCTAACGGGTTGGAATATTGACTTCTTTGATATTCCCTATTTGTATAACCGATTAAAGAATGTATGTGGAGAAGGAAATGCTAAAAGATTATCACCAATAGGACAGGCATTCTGGTCACCATATAGAGAGAAGTTTAGTTTTGGTGGTGTATCTATTTTGGATTACATCAACCTATATAAAACATACACATATTCATTAGAAGCATCTTATACCTTAAACTATATTGCTACCAAAGAATTGGGTAGAGGTAAGATTGAGTATGAAGGAAGTTTAGATGATTTATTCGAAAATGATTTAGAAAAGTTTATTGAGTATAATATTGTCGATGTGGACTTAGTTGTATCGATGGATGAGAAACTTCAATTCATTGAATTATGTAGAGCCGTTTGTCACGCTGGATATGTACCATATGAAGATTACATTTATTCATCAAAGTGGTTAGAAGGAGCTTGTTTAGGATATCTTAAAAAGAAAGGATTGGTAGCAACTAATAAACCACGAGATAGAAAAGAAAGAATGCAGGCTCTTAGAGATAACAACCAAGAGAAGTTTATAGGTGCATATGTAAAAGAACCCATCGTTGGAAAGTATGATTGGATATATGATTTGGATTTAACATCACTGTATCCATCAATCATTATGACTCTGAATATTTCGCCCGAAACAAAAGTTGGTAAGATTCAAAATTGGGATGCAGAAGCTAATATTAAGGGATTGGATACTACATATGAATTAGTAGGTAAGGATGGTGATAAGTACTCATATACGACTCAGGAACTGAAGGAAGTTATTAAGGATAGTAATTTAGGTGTTGCAGCAAATGGAGTTCTATATACACAGGATAAGAAGGGTCTTATCGCTGATATTTTAAATGATTGGTTTGAAAAGCGTGTTGAGTTCAGAAAATTAGAAAAACAATATGGTGAAGCGGGTGATACGGAGAAATATGACTTTTATGCTAAAAGGCAATTGGTTCAGAAAATTCTTCTTAATTCTATGTATGGTGTTCTTGGCCTTCCTGCCTTTCGGTTTTACGATATTGATAATGCAGAGGCAGTTACGGTTACGGGTCAAACTGTTATTAAGAAAACGGCGGAGATGGCAAATAGAAAATATTGGAAAGAATTAGGAACAACCGATGACTACAATGTTTATATTGATACGGATTCAATCTATATGATGGCAGAACCTTTGGTAAAACATAGATACCCAGATTATAAGACATTTGATGAAAAGAGAATGGCAGTTGAGGTGGATAATATTGCAACCGAAACACAAACATTCTTAAACTCATTCTATGATATGTTGGCTGAAAGATTCTTTTTTATTCCAAAAGAGAAACATAGATTTGAGATTAAAAAAGAATTCATCTCTAAAGCAGGATTTTGGGTAGCTAAGAAACGATATGCACAATGGATGGTATTGAAGAATGGTATCCCTTGTGATAAGTTAGATGTTAAAGGATTGGATGTAGTTCGGTCATCATTTCCAAAAGCATTTCAGGACCAAATGAGTGGTATGTTGAAAGATATCCTTATGGGTAAAGATAATGAGTATGTTGATACAAAGTTATTGGCATTTAAAGCTAGTATGATTAATTTACCGGTTAATAAGATAGCAAAGGGTGGAGCAATTAAAGAGTTAAGTAAATATGATAATGGTACTTGGAGAAAAGATAGTGGGTTATCAATTGCATCTTTTGAGAAAGGTACTCCGGCGCACGTTAAAGCTGGAATTACTTATAATCGATTATTAAAGTTCTTTAATGCACCATTTAAGCACGAACCAATTAGAGATGGTGATAAGGTAAAATGGGTATATCTTAAAAATAATCCATTAGGGTTGGAGACTGTGGCTTTTAAGGATTATAATGACCCAAAGGAAATTATGGATTTCGTAGAACAATATATTGATAGAGATAAATTATATGCATCGGATATGGAAAATAAGGTTGATGACTTCTATACCGCACTTAAATGGCAGAAAGCTTCAACTGAAACTCTAACTGCCAAAAAGTTTTTCTCATTTTAATTTGGAACATTCGAAATATTTTCGTATATTTACACAATAACAATAAAAATAAAATTTAAAAATTAGATTATGAACAAACAAAATTTACAAAGATTCATCCAAAAGTATTCACTAGGTGGAGTTATCGAATCAGTAGCATGGAATGCAGAAGGAAACAAACTATCTGTACGTTTCATTTCAGATGATAAGACTATGTTGGGTGAAGTGGATTTTAATGGTTTTACATCAAAACCATTCAATGTTGGTATTTACACTACATCATTGTTAAAAAATTTATTAGGCATTTTAGATAATGATTTATCTTTAAATGTTGATATGGTTGGCGATAGAGCAACTGTATTGAAGTTAAATTCAGAAGAAACTGAAACTTCGTATCAATTGGCTGATTTGGGTGTAATTCCTGTTGTACCTGATTTGAAAGTATTACCTGAATTTGGTATCTCAATTGAGATGGCATCTACTATGATTGATAAGTTTATCAAAGCAAAGGGTGCATTATCAGATATCGATACATTCACTGTATTTACTGAAGGTGGTGATTTGAAAATGGCAATCGGTTATTCAACCATTTCCACAAATAGAGTAACGTTCACTTGCCAAAAAGGTTACGCTGGTGAAGTTAAACCAATCTCTTTCTCCGCTAAGTATCTTAAAGAAATCTTAACGGCTAATAAAGAAGCAACATCTGCTAAACTAAACGTATCAGTAGATGGATTAGCACACGTTGAATTTATCATAGATGAATTCGTATGTAAATATTATTTAGTAGAAATTTCAAATTAATAAAAATGGCAGAACAATTAGACTTATTTCCACAAGAGGAATTACAACAACAAGATGCGGGTAGTATTGGAGTACCTGAAGCAAACCCAATTGCAGATGCAGAATGGTGTTTTCAATTTTTTAACAATGAGCCGGTAGTATTTGCATTCTCAAATGAAGGCGAAACTGCTGCACCATTACAAATGAAAATTGAACCAGTTGAAGGACAAGGATTAAATTTCCAACAAGATGGAATGATATTTAAAATCTTTCCGAGACCAATTTCTGAAGAAACAAAATTAGAAAGAAAAAAAGAAAATGAAAGTAAAGATTAAAAAATTACATTCCGATGCCATTATCCCCACATATGCAAAAAGTGGGGATGCTGGTATGGATTTAGTAGCAACTAAAATTATATCCAATACAACATTTGATGTTACATATGGAACTGATATTGCATTAGAAATTCCCGAAGGATTTGTAGGATTAGTATTTCCTCGTTCATCAATTAGGAAGTATGAGTTAATATTATCAAATTCAGTTGGTGTAATTGATAGTGGATATAGAGGCGAAATCCAAGCTACATTTAAAAAAGAAAACGGATTGGATTCACTTGCATATAAAGTTGGTGATAGGATTTGTCAAATTATGATTATCCCACATCCAACAATTGAATTTGAAGAAGTAAATGAATTAAATAACACCGATAGAGGCCAAGGCGGATTCGGTTCAACAGGAAAATAATATAATATGAGCTTTTTCGCAAACGATATTAATAAAAGAGAGCATAGCTTATGGGTGGAAAAATACCGCCCACAAACTCTTGCTGATTACGTTGGTAATGAAACCATCAAAGAAACTATTCAACAATATTTGGATAATAATGATATCCCTCACCTATTACTTTATGGTAAAGCGGGTACGGGTAAAACTACATTAGCAAAGTTAATTGTAAACACAATCAAATGTGACTTTATGATTATCAACGCATCGGATGAAAATAATGTTGATACCGTTCGTAACAAAGTAAAAGGATTTGCATCATCAGTAGGATTCTCTGGATTCAAAGTTATCATTTTGGATGAGTTTGATTATATGACTCCAAATGCACAGGCAATTCTTCGTAACTTAATGGAAACATTTAGTAAGCATTGCCGTTTTATTTTGACGTGTAATTACATTGAGAAAATAATTGACCCTATCCAAAGTAGATGTCAGTCTTTCGCAATCACACCTCCGACTAAAAAGGATGTGGCAATTCAGGTAGCAAAAATATTAGATGCTGAAAAGATTACATATGATATTAAGAATGTAGCTGATATTGTAAGTTCATATTATCCAGATATCCGTAGAATCCTAAATACTTGCCAACTACAATCGGCAAAAGGAGAATTAAAAGTAGACCATGCAATTATGGTTGAATCTAATTTTCAAACTAAGTTAATTGAACTACTTAAATCATCAAATGACAAACGAAATTTGTTTATAACTATTAGACAAGCAGTAGCTGATAATAGATTAAATGATTATTCAGAAATGTATTCTATGTTATATGATAAGGTAGATGATTATGCTTCCGGAGATAAAGCAAATGTGATACTTACCATAGCAGATGGACTATCAAAAGATGCTTTAGTAGTAGATAAAGAGATAGTGTTTATGAGCACAATTATTCAAATTTTAAATATTATAAAATGATAAACGAACAATTTCAACAACCGCAGATTGATTTAAAAGATACACGAGATGTACCATGTGAATGTGGTAACTTAATTTTTATGCCAGGATATAGATTCCGTAAGGCTTCTAAATTATTAACCGGCGGTGAGAAAGATACGGTAATGCCGTTTGAAGTATTTTTATGTACAAATTGTGGTAAACCATTGCAAGAGTTTTTACCCGATGAATTGAAAACTCCAAAAGAAGAAAAATAATGGCAGTTAAAAAGTTATTCGACCATCTTAATGCAATTACGGCGGAGCAAGACCCAAACTATTTTGATAAATTATCGGAAGAGGATTTAAAATCGTGGAGTAACTTTATGATTAATCGATTCCTATCTATGAAGCCGGAATGGGTTGAACTAATTGCATCCTTATTACCTTTGACTCAAACTTTACGACCAAAGGAAATGTATAAAGTATATATTGGTGTTCTACCAAAAGGTAAGCAATATTTAAAATATACTAAAGGCAAATCCGAAGATAAGTATGAGGAGTTTTTAGTTGAATTGGTTAAGAAAGATTATTCGGTGCCAGAATCGCAGGCATTAGAATACATAGATATCCTCTATTCAACTAGAGAAGGTAGAGAGAATATCAAATACATTTGTGAAATGTATGGTATAGAGAAAAAACAAATTACGAAACTTAAATTAAAGATATAATTCTTTGGTTTATTGAAATAAAATTCGTATATTTGT